AAGCCTGATGGAAGATTATATAAATCTATTCATTCAAATCCCGCTTGCAGGGGTTGTCTTTTTTCTAACGATCAAATTTCTTGAACACCTAAAAGACAGGGATACAATCCTGTTTACATTCCTAGCCAAAGAAGCAGAAACCAACCGACAATTCCTGAAAACACAACGCGAACAAATGAATGAGAGTGTAGGACGACTTGCCGAAGAAATCAAAACCCTCCGCATCCAACTTGCAGAAAAAGAAAGGGACGAAAAAGCAAGGCGCACAGCCGAACAATAAGAACGCGCTCAAGCATGGTTTTTACTCAAAGGCATTTACAGCCAACGAGAACACACGTCTTGACGAGACAGACGCAAAGGAATTGGAAAGCGAGATCAACCTGCTACGCGTGCAGATAGACAGACTGACAAAAATCCTCGACGTAAGCATCTATTCGATACAGGACAGCCAGGGCAACACACGCACAGACGAACACTATCTATCTCAACTAAACACGCTCGGAGCGATGCTCACTAATCTGGCAACACTCAAGCGGACACAATATCTAATTCAAGGACGAGCGAGCGGACTAACCGATGCAATCGAAGAAGCGATGGAAGAAATAAGACTGGAACTAGGTATCTAAATGTCAACGCTGAAACAAACGATCAAGCATGTAGCCAAGACATTCGACAACTTCACATCGCGTGGGGGAGCGATCAAGATGTGGTTCTATCAACTGCAACCCGCCAAAGCCATCATTGACAGCGTCGTAAACAAACGCGGACTGACCATCGTACTCATCATTTCCCGACAAGCAGGAAAGGATGAGTTACTTGTCAATCTAATATCCTACCTGCTGCACCTGTTCGCTCATCGCGAAGTCGGCATCGTGGTCGCCAACCCAACCTACAAACCACAGACCCTAAACTTCATCATGCGCCTTGAAAACAGACTCAAGGCTAACCTGCTCACCCGCGCGTTTTGGACAAAGAGATCAGACTTCATGCGCAAGATCGGACTAGCCACCGCATCCATGCTGTCAGGTGACAAGAGCGCAAAGGTAGTCGGCGCAACCGCCTCGCTCCTGTTGGTTGTCAACGAAGCACAGGATATATCCATCGAGAAGTACGACAAAGACTTCGAGCCAATGGCCGCCTCAACAAACGCTACGCGTTTGATCGTCGGCACAGTCTGGACAGGCAACACACTACTAGCCAGGGAAGAAGACGCGGCAAGAGAAGCCGAGAAGCAGGACGGTATCAAACGCGTCTTTATGTACAACAGCAAGGATGTAAGAAAGGTCAATAAACCATACGGGCAGTTCGTGGATAGCGTTGTCAAGAAACGCGGACGACAACATCCACTGGTCAAGACCCAATACTTCTGTGAGCGCATCGATGCAATAGCAGGCATGTTCAACAGCAGACGCATGGCACTGATGCAGGCAGATCAAGATCCACAGGAAGCACCCACAAAAGAACATCTATACGCCTTTCTAATTGACGTGGCAGGCGTGGACGAAGCCATCCTGGAACTGGACGGCATGAGTAACCCAGGACGGGATAAAACAACATTGTCAATTGTAGATATAGACCTCTCCAATCTTGAAACCCTGCAAGCACCAACATATCGAACAATAAAAAGAATGGACTGGCACGGTGAAAACCACGTAGATATTTTTGGCGCGTGTGTCTCACTCTTTGACATTTGGACGCCTCAATATCTCATCATCGACAGTACAGGAGTTGGAGAGGGTCTCTACTCCATGTTCGTAAAGAAGTACCCAACACGCGCACATCCGTTCAAGTTCACAGCACAATCCAAATCAGAACTTGGCTATGGCTTTCTCTCTATCATCGACACAGGCAGGTTTAGAAATTGCGTCACGACCGAAGAAGTCCGCGAGCAGTACACCAATTGCACAAGCGAAATTCTCATTGGCCCACAAAAGACAATGCGATGGGGAGTAAAAGACGGAACACGCGGAAAAGATGGACAGTTGATACACGACGACAACATACTAGCTGACAGCCTGACCGCCGCACTCGATCAATTCGACTGGTACGTTTCATCCGATACTGCTATCATAGAACCAGAATTTGACATCCTTGAGGAGATGGACAATGCCTACTAAAAAAACCAAGAAGGATTTACAAGCAGAAGTCAGCGCACTAAATGACGCGCTCGAAATCGCGCTTAGTGCTTCACCCATACAAGACAATAACTTTTTTCCCCTCGGTATGTCAGGAAGTTATACCGACCGTACTAGTTGGGACAGAAAAAAAATATTTGGCGAAGCACTCCGAGCATGGCGCGTCAACCCCATCGCACGCCGCATCGTCAGGCTAATGACATCCTTCATCATCGGCAAAGACCTCAAGATAAAAGCCAAAGACAAAAAAATCCAGTCCTTCCTCGATGAATGGACGAAAAGAAATAAATTTCATAAGAACCTTCAACGATGGAAGGATGAAGATACAAGAACGGGCAATCTGTTCTTTCTATACAACACCCTCCCCGATAAAATGACCATCATCCGCGCCATCCCCGCCGAACAGATCGAGGAGATTATCACCGCTGAAAATGACAGCGAGAGAGTACTAAAGTTCACCAAAGACCCCGCAGGGACAGAGAGTTACCCACCCTTCGACGAGCAAAAGAAAAATAAAATCTTCATGCTTCACTTCCCAAGTAACCAACCAGTCGGCTCTCCATGGGGAGAAGCAGACCTTGCCCCGCTTCTCGTTTGGATTGGTCGCTTCTCATCTTGGCTCGAAGATCGCGTACGACTCAATCGCTACCGAACCGCTTTCATGTTCGTTGTACGCGGAAGTTACAAATCAGAAACCGAACGGGCGGCGCGTGAAATGAAACTCAACGCCAACCCGCCTAAAAGCGGAAGTACACTTGTAACCAACAAAGAGACAGGCGAAGAATGGGGTATCCTATCTGCCGCTCTTGACTCATTCGACGCATCCGTAGACGGACTGGCTATCAAAAAAATGATTGCATCGGGCGTCGGCTTCCCCCTTCACTGGCTAGCCGAACCCGAAAGCGCAACACGCACCACCGCCGAAGCGGCAGGTACACCCACATTCCGCACACTCGAAGAAGCACAAAACGACTTCTTCGATATGCTCCTTGAAATGGCAAGAGTAGCCTTGCAAGTCGCAGACCTCGACCCCAATAGTGAAATCTGGATAGAAGGTTCAGACATCACCGAACGCGACAACGCAACGCTTGCCCTAGCACTCGGCAGAGCCTACCCCGTTATATCTGAAATGCTCGACCGTGAAGCCATAGACGAAGCCGAATTTATGCGCCTAATCTACAAGATGTTTGCCGAAGTATGGGATGATAAAACTATCCCATCCATAAAGAGAAAACCACTCGTCAAACAAGAACAAATTCCTCAAAACCTTGACCCTGATACTGACCCCGACGACCCAACAGACCCAACGGAGGATGAATAATGTTTCCAACGCGCGGACATAAATTCCTAGTACCAATTCAAGACCAATTGGGCAATACAAACTTTCGCTTCATTTCCCGAGACAGCGGAAGGCAAACGCGCCCCAATGGTATATCATGGGTGTGTTTCAAAACCGCAGTACGCAAAGCAAAAAGCCCAAGCGCGGAAGGCAACATCACAAGTTTTCACGAAGGCGTAAAAGACACCTTCATGAAACCAAGATTTTCATCATTCAACGAACCATGTGACTTCGAATTAGCAACCAGTAGTACAGAAAGATAAGGAGAAACAATGCCTAACAAAAATCTAACCCTGCAAGCCACAGCAAAACCAACTGAACAAGGTTTCAAAATCCTTGCAATAAGCGCAGGTGAAGCCAAAGGACACGGTATAAAATTTTCTGATACCGTTCTGAAATCAGCGGTCATGGAATACGAAAACAAACCCGTATTCATTGACCATTCAGAACTATTTACATCCCAATCCGTCCGCAACCTCGCTGGAACACTCACCGATGCGTCATGGAATACCAACGAAAATGGTTGAATAAGGTGTGTAACCTTCGTTGGCCAAGGCGGCAAACATCAACCAATGTCCTTCGTCATAGGTCATAGCTCGTTGCCAAAGATATTGGCTACGAATCCAAAAGGAAATCAACAGAATGAAAGTCAAAATAAGCCAGGGGGCTACTATCTGTAGGCGAGATTTAGTTTGAGGTGTCAGTTTCCTAAGCATACCATTATTCGAGAACCATTATTTTCTCTATAACATTATCAATCACGACTTGTTTGGTGATTGATCTCCTCTGGGAAAGAGAATATTCCGAGTC